CGTATCAAAATATTTTCCTGCTTCTGAATCATAAGGAGACCCTTTTGAATCCACAAAATTACAAATAAATTCTAATATATAATGATAAACATTTGAATGGTCATAATCCTGACTTTCGTGTATACAAACTAACGGAGTACAACCAGTTGGGCAATAGTTTGATAAACCTGGATTTGCCGGATTATCAAAATTGGCAAGTATCTGATCTCGTAAATCAAATATTGCCAAATCCTGTTCAAATGTGCCATCTAAATTATAAAAAACATGTACGAGGTGAATTTTAACGCCTAAATTGGCAGACCTGAACCCCTGCCCAAGTATTTCAAATGTTACCGAATTAACTATTTCAACAAATACCGCCGGAGTTGGAAAGTCATAAGATTTGCCTTCCTCCAAATAATTCAATTGATTATTCCAAATTCGTGAATATAATGGTACGGTATTATGATCTGCATTAAGTACATTTATTGCAGTTAATTTTGTTAAAATATCCTGAATTGGTGCTTTTATTCCACTCATTTTAATTATTTTAACGGTTCAATAATTATTTTACAATCAGACAAATCTAATTTATGGCATTCAAATTTAGTTGGGTGTCGTTCAATCGCCTGCATGGTTTCAATATTTATGCAAATCAAATTACTTAACTCGCCATATTTAGGATGTATAACTTTTATTCTGCTCCATATTCCATTTTTATCACTTAAGCTAATTTCCATATACTATCCTTATTACATTACCAGGTTACGAACATATCAGGAGTTCTTTTGCTATTATGAGTTCCGCCAGCAAAACTATATCCTAATTCTAATAAACGTTTTTTTATAGCTTCAAAATTGCTTGACCCACAAAAATAATATAAGGAATAATCCCTAAGCCCACATTCCGACGCTTCCCTTATTCCTTTCATTATTTCCATAAACATAGACTCCTCATATTCTAAATTTCCCCTAATTACTTCAGGCTCCTTAATTAAGGTTATTTCGTTTGCCTCCGCAGCCGTTAATATTTTAATCGGAGGTTTAGGAAACGGATTATTACTATCTATTTCCTGTTTTATTTCACTCAATACGCCCGTATCCTTTTGCCTTTTTCTTATTTTAAACATATTATCAATTAGTTACGTTTTATTCCATATTTTAAAAATACTTTTTTTTCTGCCAGGGATAGATCTTTACATCTCTCTATTTCAAGAGCCATTAAAGCATTCCGGCTATCAATCATTCCATTTGAAGTAGAATTTATTTTAATATATTCCTCTGCCGTTATTTCATGAATTTTCTCTTCTTTCCCCATCCTTGTGCTTTTAACTTCAAAATCAGGTATCGCTTCAAATATATATTTACATTTTGTGTGTCTTTCCTCTGATACTATTGAAATAGTATTTTTGTTTTTGGTTTTTTTTATTACCTTAAAGGGAATTTCCGCCCAAAACATATCACCAACCTCAATATCCTTCACTTTAATTTTTAAGTTTTCCATATTCGATTTGTTATTTTGTTAATAGTATTTACTTGTTTTGATGTTAATTCAGGAGGTTGTCCTACATATTGACGTTTAGGCATAGTAAATGAATATTTCCCGAATGCTTTTCCCTGACCGCCTTCGTTATGAATTTCGGCATAAGGTAAATCAATTATCATTCGGAATCTATCTGCGCTTGTTTCTACTGTTCTTGCCATATGCGATACTGCTCCCCTTAAGCCACCGCCTCTAAGTTTAAAACCAGCTCCTGTTAATATCGGTTGCGTTTGCCTTTGCAATCCTTTCGTTTTAGGATACTTAAACGCTCCCGTTCCCTCCGTTCTACGCTGAACCTCTTTCCACGCCTCGCCATTCCACGCCTGATTTTTAAACGATTTAACAAAATAATTTTGAGCCTGATTGGGTAATAACACTAAAAGCTCTCGGCGAGCTTGTATTAATTTTGCCTTTACCAAATTAAACTCAAATTTAGTATCCATTTTATTTCAATGTTAATAAATAAAGCGTATGATTAACAAGTTGTTTCATATCAGCAATAATATTTTCCAAATCCGAATCAATTAGCGGCTCTATAATGGTGGGCAAATCCTGATTAAGGAACATCATTAACCCGACCAAATAATCACGGGAACGATAACCGGTAGCGGCCTCAATGTTTATAATCCCTTCAATCCTTCCGTATTTTCCCTGATAGGTTTCAATAAACGAATCGGCTAAATCCAGCCATGAATTATAAAACTCATTCAATGCTTTATGTTCACTGTATGAAGTTGTATTCAAATGAAGCAGATGGATAAAATCCCGTGCTTCAAATAATTTCTGTAAAACTTTTAATGGTGTCATATTCCGTAATTTTTCATTTTAATTTTACAATCTACTATTTCACTAATTAATTCTTCGTGGATTTTGGATATACAATTTATTTCATCTTTTATGGTTTTTAATTCCAGTCTATATTCATTCGTATCTGGACAAAATTCCATATCATTCCATCTTTTTACAAGTTCTTCCACCCTTTTGATAGGATCTTTTTCAGGACCTCTTATTTTATAACCAACAATTGGATTATTTTTCATTTCTTTCTGTTTTTAAATGTTTTACAAACATAGTAATTATTGTTTGATTACAGAATTTTTCTTTCAATGGTTAGGATATACGGGGAATTGTGCGGGTAAATTCATATACGCCACTCTCGTTGTGATATTGTTTACTGATAGTCAACGTATTAAATAATTTTGAACGTTTTTTCATTTTGATTTATTCTTTGATTTAATTATGCTTTGATTATCAATTTATTACGTTTTATTATTTCTTTTAAATTCTGCAATTGTATTACGATTTTGATAAATCTTATCAATATTCTAATTTCTGAACAACCTGATTATTAACGGTTTCCCATTCATTACCACGAATCCAGTATTTATTTTTTCGATTTTTTGATTCTTTATTTATACCTAATTTACCTGCATATTTCATCAAAAACTTAAATTCGGAAATATTCATAACCTCAACTTTTGCTATAACAATATCGCCTTTTTTATATTCAATAATACAAGGTAAAGTTTTACAGATAGGAATATCGTTTTTCGTCAATTCCTTTTTGGTTATAAACTCATTAAATATTTCAAAAGATACAAGGTACATAATTAATCTTTTATTGGTTCAAATACGGTATTATTTTTCTGCTCAGGTAATAGCTTTGTATGCTTATTATCGCCATTTAATATTTCATCTGGAATATCTTCAAAAGCTGAACAGGAGAAATGTTCAAAATCATTCAAATTATAATGTCTGCATTTATTGCAGGCAACTTTTACAAGGGGCTCATTGCTTCCTATTATATCACTCATCTTTATATATATTTACCCAAAGTTACAAATAATATTTGATATTACAAAATTTATTTTTAAATTTCAACTAAAGTTAATAAAATATTTCCCTTTGAACCACGAACGTAGGTCCTACCATCGCCTTTAACTTTAATTGATTCAACTTTAAAATGAGAATTTCTACCAAAAATAATTTCCTTTTCTTTGGCTCCGTATTGACTAAAGGGTTCAATCAACACTCCATTTTTACCTTTAAAAGTCATTTCTATTTTACATTCATTGCCCGAAAATACGCTAACAATATTTTTATCGTATGTGGTTGACATAAACGCCTTATCGGTATAAACATCTCCTTTTTTGAGTGCTTTAAATTCGTCAAATAATTTTGTATCGGCGGTCATTCCCCTATAACTTTCTGCCTGAACTTTTGGGGCACGTTCAATAAATTTATCGAGGTTTTTAGCTGTTGTTTTAGCTTCATCGGATATTTTATTTCTAATACCCCGTTCAAATCCGTTAATTTGATTATACGTTCCACCTGTGTAATCATATATTGCTTCCCGCTCAGCCTTTAATAGTTTAAAATCTGGCATTATCTTTTTAGCTTCATCAAGATTTAATCCAGCAATCGGTTTTCTAATCTCTTCAGCCACGCTTGGAATCGGCAACCCGAAATTTTCCTTTGCAAACGGAATATCTTTTTTGGCAACATCAAAATATGGGTGCTCATCAGAAAATATAATCTTATCCTTTCCCGGATTCATCTGAAATTCCTTAGAAACGGTATCTTTTAAAGATGCAATTTTATCATATTCGTCCTTGTCGGTAACAGAATAATCGTCTTCTTCCTGCATTAATATACATTCACAATTAAAATGCAATAATGGAGAAAGCCAACCCCAAATCGGGTCTTCTACCTTGGCCGAAAAATTATCATATGGGGCGCACCCTTCACAACCTTTGCCTGCTGTGCTAAAAACTAAAATTGGCAGTAAGTCTTTATTCTTTTCAATCTCATTCCATTTTGAAGCCATTTGAGCCTGTCCAATTGCCGTTTGCCTTTCCGTTAATCCCCACGCTTCATTCCATTTTTCAAATGTTTGCTCGCCTAACTGGGTAAATTCCCGCTGATTTCTCAAAGAACCATCTTCATTAAACATTAAAGAACCGATTTCTTTTAGTTCCTGATAAGATTTAGCCGCTGAAAACATATATGTATTTTCCCGAAGTTCGGTTAATAACTCTAAATCCTGACCTTTAAATTTAGTCAAATCCCCGCCAAACCCCTGATAAACTCCTGACTTTAAATAATTAGCAATGGACAAATATAGGTCTTCCGGTATGTTATATTCGGTTATTTCTCCCGAATATATGCCATCTAAAAGACTTTTTATTTTTTCGTCGCTGTATTTAAACTTTTCGGTCATTATCTCAATACCCTTAAAACTCTTTTTTCAAATGTTTCTTCACATTTTAATTTTACTTCCGCTTCGGTCAATCCTTCTTTTTCACAAACAAGAGCCAATCCATAAACCCTGACTAAATTTTGCCATTGCTTTTTTGTTCGGATATTTGAATTTAACCCAAACGCCTTTTCAAACTTATCCTTAGTGTCTTTTAAGGCTGCCGGATTAGTTAAAAGCTGATGCTGTATTCTGTCAAAATCACTTTGAGTGCTCATTGTTCTGTTTTTCTGATTTCATAAATTCACTAATTACAACACCTTTAGCGTTATGTTCGGAAAAATTTAAAATATCACTGGAATGATAAACAAGCGAAGATGTTGGAATTACTTTCCCAGATAAAGTTATTTCAATTTCATCCCAATCAATATTTTTATCAATACTCATTTTAATGTGTATGTGTTTTATTATAAATCTTGTCCAACTTGTTTTTTATTGAATCCGACAATGGAGCTTTCGGAACAATCGGAGCGACGGGAGCCGCAACCGGAATGCCGGTTTGTTTTGTAAAATATTCACTATCCATCTGCAATCCGCCTTTTGCCATTTCAACAGCTTGTCCAATAACAGATTTATTTATTTCCATTATTTCAGCATCGTTTTTAAATACAAATTTTGTGTCAATAGGAATATCAAATCCTAAATTTCGCATATTTACCAACAGTCCATTATTGACAACATTAGATGTAAACACGCCATCCTTAGTTTGCTTGTCTTTCATAGCCTCTTCTGCCGGACTTTTTTCGTTGGGATTACCCAACTTCCCCGGAACACTATCCATAGCGTCTGCGTGTCCCAAAATCACCTTACTGATCTTTTTTTCCAAACGCTGTTCAAAATTATCATAACCCTGCCAGCCTGTACCCCCTAATGCGGTTTCTAAAAATGAAAGTTCATCCTCAGGGTCAATCAGCGCCCATCCATTCGATCCCATTTGCTGCATAGCTGCCGCAAGGTCGTTGTAACCATCATCGCCGGGCTTTTTGGTCGTTTTTCCTAATCGGTAAGGTTGCGAATAAAGCTCCACAAAATCAGCA